CTAAATAATTCAATAGAAAGGCATTCGCTCCATATGGAGTTACTGAATTAAGTAGGTCAAGAAAGAATTGGTTGGAAACAATAAGTGCGCCAACGTCGGTTGAGGATACGTCCTCAATTAGAGAGGAGGGAAGATTTGCCGTATATCCTGGATTCGTCGCCGATACTAAGGTAAGCAACTGCTGCCTCAGCGTAGCTGGGGGCGTCGCTATTGGTCCCGAGGGACCCATTACAATTGGCAACTGAGCCATTTATCTATCCTTGAAGACCGTATTCTAGCACGAACACAAAATTGACGCAAACGATTAATAGGGAACTTGGGCCGAGAGAAACGCTCCATACTTGGTTATGACCGTTACTAAATAACAAGGTGAAGGTATGCCCCGTTCATCCAAAGCATCAGGTTGCCTCGATATAATCAGGGACAAAAAATACTGGGAAAACTGCTGCTGGATTCGTGACAAATAGGAATCCGGAGCAATTTGCGACATTACCGATGCATGAGCAGGTATTCCAAAGTTCGCATAGAAGGGACTCTCTCCCAAATTAAGTTTAATGGTCTGAACGACAGTGGTTAGCCAGACCATGTCATCAAATCCATTTGCATCTGTTTCCACCATAACCCATATCTTTTCGTCGGGGAAAAGAGGGTCAGGAACTATGCGACCATATGTTCTCATGCCGTTGTATGATCCACTATTAGACCCATTGTCACAAGGGCAGCCAACAACGAAGCAAGCGCCGTATTACCACCCTTCGCTCCAGTTATGGTTGCGGGAAGGGTGCCTTGTATTGGAGCACCAGGAGGTCCTTGAGGCCCTTGCGGTCCCGCTGATCCCCCAGGTCCGACAGATCCTGTCGGTGTCGTTATCATTCCAGTTGCGTGCAAATCTCCAATAATTTGAACCACAGTCTTTTCAACTGGAGTTGGAATTGTTGGAATTGTGGGTGGACTTACAGTATCATCCATCGTCGTGACGGTGCTTGGAGCACCGAAAGCGAAGTTCTGGGCAACGTGGTTAATCGTGCTGGCAGCATTAGTTAAAGTTTGTCCAGCAATATGAGCAAGTGCCTGTGTTGCCTGATGGATGATATTAGCGGAAGATGTATGAAGGATATTGTTTAAGGCATCTATGATCTGGGTAGTCTTGCCATCCGCAGATTGAGTGGTATGACCTGAAGGACCTCCAGTCACAAGGAACATGTTGGGGTCGCGCTTTGGCCACTTTGTATTGCTGATGGGTTGGAATATTGCATTTGTCAGATTGCCTCTAATATGTAAAGAGGCAGTTCCACCAGGATTTGCACTGGGTCCAGCCAGCGAGAAATCACCCATAAGAACGAAGCCTGGATCACCAATTTGAGTGGGTTCCCGATGATACTTGGAAAAGCTTTGAGGAACAACAATCTTGGGGAGAGTGTATGGACCTGTTACATCGAAGGTCAGTTCAATGAGGTCATTTTCCTTAATTGCCGAGACATGGCAGGGAAGTCTCTTGGGCTGAACCTGATGACCGTTCTGCACCTGCGTCTTGACGTAGGCGTGGATATTCCTAGTAAATGAAACCTTCTGGACGTCATCCATTAGGGAGACACCTCAAACGTCTGATTCCTATATACTAAAGTGGATTTGAAATAGGGAGCAACCATATTGATAAGGTAATCAACGACACCCATAACTGTCACTTCACCTGGATCAACTGAAACTGGATAACACATCTCGGTCTTACTAAGAGGCAATACAAATCCTGACCCATTATAACCATTAGGACTCATACTGCTAATAGTTACTTTTACCGGAGCACCAATGATAAAAGGATGCGGAGCATTTGTCGTTATCACAGCCCTCATATTTTGTGGGTCCCAAAACGCACCTGATATAGGCATAGAGGTAGGACTCTCGATCAAAGGAACCGCAGCAATTAATATGCCTCCCATTGTAACCACATTAACATAATACCGTCTAGCGGATATATTCCAAGTGATGGTGACATTATATTGATTTCCATCCAAAGTGGGAGTAAATACTGGAGCACTAACTCTGGATGGAATGAATTGATAATAGGTTGTCATGAGAAGGGACTTGTGACCACAGTGGGTTGACCGGTGAAAGGATTGAAAGTAGCAGTGGAAGAAGTTGTATTATTAAACGGTGTTTGACTGATTGTGGGTGCAGAAGCCGCTGCTCCTGGTCCTGTGTTAACAACGCTAGGTGGATTACCTCCAGCTGTTCCTGCTCCTGATGGATCGCCGGATGATGGGACTCCTGAATTGATCTGGTTCATAAGGTTGCTTAATGCTCCTGATGCATCTTCCAATGAGACCAAAGGTCGTGTAAAATCCCATTTCCATGCATTCTGCGGAATGGGAGATTGAGGCATAGAGCAATCGGATAAATTAAGCATAAGCATATTGGTATAGGTATATGCAGGGGTGTAAACCGTATATGTTCCCCCTGCATTGTTGTGGGAGTCTAGGGTAGCTTTGAGCGCCTGCATTGTCTGGAGTTTAACTGACCACGCCGATTGTTGTTTCATTGGCGTAATCATAATCAGGGAGACATTGATTGGGTTCCTGATAATAGCATTGGCAGCAACAGTTAAATTGGCGAAGGGATATTCAGCAGGTTGCTGTTCAATCAAACTTCCACCTGCTGCGGGTGAAAATATAGCAAAGGCATCTTCCAATTGAAAGTCTGGATCACCTGTTAACAGATTTTGAGAAAAGGCATTTGGATTCGTCAATGCTACAAGGGGTAGCATTCCACCCGTAATATTGGTTGCGATTCCACCTGTCAATACGATAGGTGAAATCTGGAAGTTGAGTTGTTGTTGGCTAAGGCTCATGTTGAACTACCTGTACCACTTCCTTCACCTGTTTGACTAAAAGGTAATTTACCACCTTCTGCCGTTGGACCCGTTGGAGCATCGGTAGCGGTATTTGTACCACCTCCTCCAGATCCACCTGTAACAGCCTCAATGATCGTAACCCAAGAATCCATAGATGGAGACCGAAACTTTCCTATATGACGAACACTTGTAACAGTCCACGATCCCTGGAATGCCAGGACATTGTTATTTTGACCAATCTTAGCTTGATCGGGACTACTCACCGTTGCCAATGTATTTGCTGGAAGTGTTATATCTACTGTATTACCTGAGGTAGGGCTTATATCTCCTCTCAACAGACATTTAATGGAAATCTTATTAGCACCAATCCATGTGGGTTGACCAACGAAATCTGTGTATTGGAGAGCAATAGGTCCACCACTCGATTGAGTGTCATCCTTAACCGTTATATCATTCCCTTGAGAATGGATCCGTACTCCTTGATATCCTGACGTTTGCGGAGTTCCCAATAAATCATGGCTCAGGGATTTGAGATAAGTGGAATACTGTTCTATGGATTGGTAAAATCCATGATCATCGTATGCCAACTTGATCTTATCGGATATATTGACAATAACATTGGCTTGTGGAAACGCTGTTTGGAGCGTGTTCTTAATGGCTTGAGAGAAAGGCTGGTTTGCTGGAACATTGTGGACAATGTTCTTGGGATTGGTCGGTCCCCCTACTCCCCCAGGTGAGCCTGGGGTGACGAAGAACTCCAGGGATAGGTCGTTATAAACCCAGTTACCGAGAGCAGGCCAGATATTGCCATCCAGTATCAACCCCTGATGGGGGACCTGTAGATTGGCTAAAGGTAATCCATTTGTGTAGCCTGCCCACATTTGCAATCGGCAGTTGTTAAATTTGGAAGATTGAGTAACCATGCTAAATGGAATACCGCGTATCTTTATCCACGCAGAGTTTGGAGCTCCAGAGTCGCCTACTGGAGTTTCTATGTTAAATTCAATATCCAGGGCTCCAGGATCATTCTGGCCATTCACCACTGAAATGAATTGAGCGCCTTGAGGTCCTCCCCCTGATCCACCCGATCCAGACCCTTGCTGTATACCTGATCCACCAATCGGTGCTGTTTTAACAGGTTGAACAGATGCGGGTGGAGTAGGTAGGGAGAAATCGACATTGTAATGGGTGATATCGGGGTTGAGGGCTGTATCCCAAGGCTGAGTAGCATTGGGAGACATGGTAACAGAACCACCTAATACGTCATCGTCTCCAGGAGCGGTAACGGTTAGGAGTTCTGCACTTCGGAATCCTAATTGCCTAGCATTTCTGGAAGCGGCTAATTGAGCTAAAACTGTACTTGCTACCGTACCATTTGAAGCCACAGGGGATCCTGCTGATCCGCTGGTGTTTCCAGCGTTAGCAGGGGACTCTCCCGCTGCTATTTTAATGGCGTAATATCTCATTGACCAATCTTGACTTGAGCCTGTATAACAGTGGGTTGAAGACCGCTATTTGGTACCGGAATAGTTACTCTAGCGGACATAATCCGTCCATGAACGCTAGGACCTAAACCACCCTGAACACCTGGGGGAAGATGAAGAGGCCCTGGTCTTAATTGGTTCAGGATCATTCGTTGTCGTGTGGTGGGTAACATGATATCTCCTATGCAACTTGGAATTGACCAGAGCCAGCACCAAGCATACCACCTTGGACTATGACATTGGCTCCAGCTTGGTTATTCACATTCAACTTGACAAAGTGGGCAGGATGGGCACCCTGGAAATTACCCAAATCATTCATTGAGGTTTTCTCAGAAGTCTTTTTTGGCGGTGCAGGAGTTTCGGATGTTTTAGGTGTCGTTGTTCGACCCTTCTCACCTTCTAATGCTTTCCTGAATGTAGCTCCTGTTTCTTCACTCCATACACCATGCCAAGTGGGACCAAGAATGCCCCTTAAGATCGAGGGATTCTTTTGTGCTTCTTCCCACCGATTACCGATTAGTTTTTTGGCTAGGTGTAATGCCACTTTATCTTGATTTTCAGGTGAAAGGTTCTTTGGATCTAAGCCAAGTTCCCGAGCATTTGAGGCCCAAGTAGCTCCCAAGAATTGATATCTATTACCCTGAAAAGCTGCGCCTCGATCAGGATCTCCACTTAAATAAGACTTGGCTCCAGACTCATGCAAAGCCAGAATATCCAACAAGGCTCGATCTTCTGGTGCCATATTCGTACTGGCTGCAAACGTCATTCCGCCAGTTCCAGGGCTTCCGCCCCCAGTTGTGTTCGCTCCGTAAGTTCCGCCAGACCCTCGCATCCTTATACCGAGTGGCACATGAGTACCGCCAAATCCTGCTCCACCACCACCAACCACACTATCTGTGGAAATATCGGCAGCTTTGAGGAGGTCGATGAGCGTCTTGTCCTGAACAATGAGTGGACTTCCAGAAGTACCCGCAGGAAGTTCACCCGCATGAGCAGAACTGATAGGGGAAAATTCACCAGGAATTGCATCCTTGAACTTCTTCCACCAGTCTCCCCAAGGGATCGGCGTCGCTTCTCCTGGATGATCCTTATCTGGTTCCTTAGGCATTCCAGGAATAATATCAAAGAAATGGGTTACACTAGATTTCCATCCCTCAATAGCTTTAATGAGGTTTTCTATCGCGGTAATCACACCCGTAAGTTTGGGCAGCATCTCCGCAGTCCATCGTTGCATTTCGGTAATGAAGGTCGCCTCGAGGCTCTGCATTGCATGGATAAGTGCTTCTTCCTTCTCAATCTGATCCTTAGTTAATTCGTATTGGCTTTTCCTGCTCTCTGCTTCCTTGATATAAGCTGCCAATTGTTTCTCATCAGCATTCCGAAGCTTAATCAACTCCTCATCTGAAAATAAGCTACCGAGCCCTCTCGCATGGGCGATTGATAGGGCCGTGCGATCGGAACCCTGATGCATCTGGGCGGCGGCTCTTTGGATCATTTCCCTTGATAGCGCGCCAGTTTCTCGACCCTCAAAACTACCCTTCATTCCAAGCCCAGCACGCATTGCGACATACTGGGGTGACGTGATATCGTATCGACCCTGAGCCGCATTTGCCATAGCAGCGTCAGGATTAACCCAACGATCTAGCCATGTTTCATTGGCGGTCATTGATCCAATAGAGGCACCAAAGCCCGCTGCGCGTCGTCCTCTACCTGCTCCCTCTTTAGCTAAGGCATAAAGACCTGTCGCAGCAGCAACGGCGGCAGTTGCTAGTCCAACAATTGCTAATCCAGCAACACCAAATGCCTTAGCAGCAGTTCCAGCTGCCATAGCTAGAGCGCCAACTTCTTCTCCAGCCACCATCGATCCGCCGGTCTTGATAAGAGCGGAAGATCCAGACTTCACTAATCGTTGGAGATTATTCCATTGACCACCAATAGAGGTCAAGTTTTTGGCGACATTCTCAAGTTCTCCAGCCCACCCTTTAGTGGATTTAGATAATTTGGACACAGAAGATTCCATCCGGCTCATACCGCCGGACATGTTTTTCCAAATATCCATTTTTGCGCGCCAGATACCCTCTGTCGCTTTTAATTGTTCGGCATATTGATTGAAGGACTCCGCAAATTCATCAAAGGAGATTTTAACTTCCTTGAAAACTTGAGCGGCGCCATCACCCTCAGCCATCATGTTCTCCAAAGATTAATTATGTGGCGCTGGCGCCATTCTAGTGCGGATTCAAACCTTCTATTACCTATCTGAGCGTAGAACTGTGCGAAACCTTCTCCTGTTGCCCAATCTAAGACGGTACCGACGATGCTCTCTGAACCAGGGGCTTGGGTGTCTCCGGAACCTTCTCTCCAGTATTCCCTTCCCCAGTCGAGGTCGTTAAAGAATTGCTGAACACCGTAACATTGGATGACGTAATTTGCGCACTCCAAATTGACTTCAAACCCTGATACGCCATCGGCAGTTCCTTCTTTATATGGACCGCCGAGGCAACAATAAAATAGACGATGGCATTTTCCGCCTCCGCCAAAGATTCCTCATCAACCATCTTCTTCATCTTCACCTCACCAAACGGCACCGTTTCCCATCCCCCAGAGGGCTTGGGCATCAGAACGTTGGTGAGACGATAAATCTCTTGGAATAAATTATTTTGTACCGTTTCCTCAATCTCCATTTCTTTAGCGGTATCTCTTAGTAACATAGCGGAGACACGTGGAGCCATCGCCGGTCCAAGACCATTTGAATAAATGGCTGACAAAGTTCGGGTCAAGACCAGATAGTTGGATTCAAACACCTCTCTCGATAAAGGTACAGAATGAACCCAAATTTTACCCATGTCGGTATCCAGAGGTACCGCCAGATTAAGTTTCTTGTTTATGGACACAACATTAGCCATGTATCACCTCCCAGTGATATCCTCAAGTATTGAATAGGAACGCATTGACGAGGTAGTAACCTTTTGCCGTCACGACCCAAGAGGGATCCTCACCGGCGAACGACATTTCCCTGACACTTTCAAGGACCATGTTGTTCAGGCTATAGAGCCCAAGCGTCGTGGAGTCAGGACGAACGGTGGCGGCGCCAACGACACAATTACTCTCAAATTGTGCCTTATATACGGCAGCCAGTGGCTGTGACTTGACGAGCGCCATCGTCAAGGTCACGATTTGATAGGGTGCAGGAGATGGAACTGCGCCTGTCATTGTTGGAAGGTAATCAGAGGCATTGCCTTCCAGTGCGAGCCTCAACCCCTCTTTCGCGAGATAAGAGGAGACGAGATTAAGTTGAGGGTTATCAGGCCACACCACACTCGCACGAATGCGGTTCAATTGGCCTTGGTCTACGAGTGGGGTCGCCATTGTTGAGGCTCCTTAAGTTTCCGATTAAAGGGTCACAATGTCGGTGGCTACAACAACCACGAGAATGTGAACGAAACCTCGGGCAGGAATGAAAATGGTCGATAGCCCATCGTATTCCCCGATCCCATAGTGAGTGGGGTTGGCCTGGGAATAGGGGATGAACGGAACCGCGTTCACATTGCATTGACCTGTAAACGTACCACTGTTAATGGCAGTTGACAAATCAGCCGAGTTGTATTCGGTCTGGACAACTTGGCCGTTGACAAGACCAAATTGTCCACCTCGCGTCATCGTGCCAGCAAGCACGGACTCCAGATAGTTGATACCTGGTTGATCGTAATACAGAGGAGCCAACGGATTGTTGCTACCGTTGATGATAGCATTGGTCAGGTCCACATTGACACTGAGTTGGACCCAATCGATAGTCCACCACCAGTTGAAGTAATCCTTTCCATCTGCCGTGACGCCCTGATAAACGTTGGTGAACGCGATACCGCCTTCTGCCCCTGTCTGGATGTAATTGACAAAATTGTTCTTGAAGGAGACAAGGCGTGGCCCATTGCCCTGCGAGGGGTAGGGCGTGACACCATAGACGTATTTGAAGCACATAGGCGAGATGCGGGTGACTGAGGTCGCCTTGTACTGCATTGCCCAGAAGAACATGGAGGCCAAAGTAAACTCGGAATAGTTCCCTGGAAGCGTGGCATTTCTCGCCGCCTGAACACCCGGAGCCTCAATCATCTGGATGACGCATTTCACGGTGGGCGGAATCAATCCAACCGCCGCCAGTTCAATCGTCGTCCAGAAATAGGTCATTGCTTCTGGATCAGTGAACTGCTGGTAAAGGGCAAGAGCAGCAGGGATATTTGCAGCAGTGCCCCAATAGTCGGGCAATAAATATCCGTAGTAAGATAGAGGATTGAGATTGAGCCAATCTTCCATAGCTGAAATCTCAGCCGAGAACAGAGGCTGATAACCCAACTCCAAAACAAGACAAGTGGTTCCAGTTCCTTGCCTAAAGAATGTGGAAGCCATTGAATTAAGTTGGGAGACAGAGTACAGCTGGAATTGGCCACCGCCTGCTGATCCCCCAGGACCACCTGGATCAGTGGTCAGTGGATAAGTGAACTCGTTGGCACCCGTGACAGTGCAGGTGAACGCTCCGTTGTATCCTGGAGGAATGATCCCAGTGATCACCATCTGGACAACAGAACCTGTCGTCACGTTGGCAGGTAGGGGATCAGTGGTCGTGCAAGTTGCAACCCCGGTCAACCAAGTGATACCCTCAATAGCGCCTGAGGGTTGAAGCAAAGGCTTCAAATCGTTGAACTGGGTTAACAACGACACACTGTTGGGGGTGATTGTCGTACCACCAAACGACACCAGCACCCCAGACTGTTGATAGTTCTGAGGAGCAGGCGCTAGGATAGTTGTGACTTGTACCGTAACGATGGCATTTGGATCTTGGTAGACGCTCATGTTCCTGCTCCTACAGTTGCGCGGGTTCGGGCTGAGATATGGCCACTAATTCCTGGAGGCTCGATCTTAGCCTCGTTCTGCACCACACAATGTTTAATAAACTGGCGTGCGACATTTCGGACGCTCTTTTGGAGATAGGCAATCTTAAACTCGATGGTTTTCTTCTGGGCAAGAACACCGAGTTCGGGGCTGGTTCTCTTTTCATCCATGATGATTGGCATATTCATCATTCCGATGTAATTCCAATCATATGAATATTGGATAACGAAATTAAGGAAAGTGATTATGGTATCGTTATTCACACCATATGTTGTCACCCGAACAGTTTCGGCAGCCAATTGTTGACTGGTCAACGTTGGGCCCAAGAAAGCTGTTTCCACGAGTGAACGGGTATCCTCAATATGGACAGCTCCATAAGGAGGTTGTAAATTATCAGGTACGAGGAACGATGGGTATAAATCAATTGGACATGTAAACCCAGGATATGGTGGAACATAGGATCTCATCGCCAACCAAATCGGAAGGGAGTTGGATACAATTGGTTCCAGAGCGTCGAGTTCTGCCTGAGTATCAATAACCTGGGTTTCGTCAATCGCCGATACGGCAGTGCCCATATAATGATACAAGTTGGCTTGTTCGTAAAATTTACCTCGACTACTAAAAGAAAACCGAATTCCTTCAAAATTCGCCAAATACATAGTTTGGGGATTAATGTCCTTAAATGTATCAACTTCCGAAAGGGCGGTAAAGACAATGGTGTTATAAGCGATGGTAGCATCTTCATGTTGCCCAACATCAGTGGAATAGTGAAGTGATCCTTTGATGCTTAGGGTACCAGGCAGCGTGGGGTCAATACCGCCACTAGCCAAATCCCATTTAACCCAAAATACAAATCCATCGACTGGAAGAATGACTTTCTTATATAGGGTAAAATTAACTCTTTGGTTATAGGATATGTTTTCAACACCTGCCGCAAGACTTGCAGCAAGTGGTGTTTTGGCAGAGGCGGCTGCTTCGTTAATTCTTACCATTAATCTACCCACGCCCTAAAGGAAGCTCGATAGATACCTGTGTCGATAAACGAGGGCCGTTGCGTACCTTGCATTGTCTTGGAACCTCGCCCATGTCTTACTCCAGCAAGAGCAGCTTTTGTTGGGACTCCAGGAACCCGACCATTCATTTCCTCTGTATCTAGGAATTTCTTAAACAGCGCCTCTATTTCTTTGGTAGCAGGTTTGAGCAAAGCTCCCAGATTAGTTGCGCGACGACCACCTGTCATCACGTCACCTGCTACCTTTTCAAATTGACTAAGTATGGAGAGTTGGATATCCGCCGCATGTAATTTGGTAAATTCATCGACAATTTGGTATTTGGCTTCAAGGATTGCAGCCACATCCTCTGCCGTCATGGTCTTAGAAAAACTGCGGCGACGCGGGCGTCGAGATTCCGCTCTTGCGGCAGTAACTGGACGAGCAATCGATTCCGCAGTGTAAGGGGTATTGATAAAGCCCATTTTCAGGGAAATGGAGTCAGCCATTACGATATCCCCCAGAGCGTGCCAATGTTCTGTGCAATGGAGAGATACATTCGGCCCCAAGGCGTTTTCAAGTTTTGGAGATCGCCTAAGGTCATATTCTTTAAGAAATCCGAAACCGCAATACCTTGCGACGTGCTTTGGTCAGAGGAGAAGTTAATCACTCCACCCACAAAATTGTTAATGTTAAAGGAGTCCCGTAGATCCGACCAATAGGTCGGATCACTGGATCCTGGTATATCAGGTGCGTAATTGATGAGCGTATCCGCGCCCAGACTATAGACAGCGGTCGCGTAAACACTGGGGGATGTGATCTGTGAGGGAACAGCCAGCAACCACCAATAGGTCATGTTCAGGGAGAAATCGTAGGAGAATTGGACAGCATTTGGATCCACATCCGTAGGCATCTGATCCGCGGGAACACCCACGATATTAGTCAGGAACGCCTGATAGCCTACGAATGTTGGATCGTCAGTCACTACCGACTCCTCAACCCTCTGACATTCGATCCCTCAGATGGGGGAACACGCAAAACCTGAATGCCCTCTGAGAACAGGTCTGGATGCCCCTCTTTAGAACCCTCTTTGGGAGGATCCTCTTCAACGGACATTTCGAGATTGGTGAGCTTCATGGCATTGTTATCCGGGCCAATAATCTCATTCTCGATGGTGCTGGAAGCAGCGACGGCGCTCTCCTTCCGAATAACTTTGCCCATTTCATCCTTTAGTTCTTGGTATTTAAGAATGGCCTTTTTCAATACATTCTCGGAAATAGGGGCACCAAGAGAATACATAATCCCACCAAACCTTGGCGAGTCATACCTGCCACACTCCATAAACCCATAGGGTTCATGCTGAAGGATGATGCCCTGAATATCATCTGGTGTTGGGCTACCGGCTATCTTAACCTGAGTCCCAATAGGAATCTCCTGAGCGGTTGGACTAGAACGTCCTGACGCTCGGTATAGGAACGTGTAATGTTGTTTGGTTGCGTTTGCCACATACATATCGGTCATCATAATTCTCCCTTTTATGATGCGGGCAGTCTGACATGGCTAAAGATGGGAGGTAATCCTTAACCTATGTCAAACTGCCCTATCCGCCCAAGCTTGAGGAGGCCCCGTGCGGAATTACGAGTTCTGGACGCTCAGGATCGTAATGGCTTCGGGACGAATGCCCCAGCCAGGTGAGATCCTGAACTCCGACAAAATGTCAGTTGCACCACCCGGAAGCGGAGTTGGAATCTCAGTCGGCGCCGCTTTGTCACAATACATGGCGGTGCAGGCTTCGAGGCCAGGGGCAATCTTTGCCCATTCGTTGGTGTTCCACTTCGTGCCAGTGGGCTTCTCGACCTCTGTCATAACAAAGACAATGGCGTCAGTGCCACCCTGTCCCTTGCCGATCAGGGTGTCATCATAGCCCCAATCAATGGTGTCGCCGTTCATTTCCATGACCGACTTCACCATTTGAGCAGAGGTTGCAGAACCGGCACCTGCGCGCTGGAACTGAACCAACTGGACGATGTTCACCATCTCCATCATGCCCAGATCACGCTGCGGGCCAATGATGGTGAACTTCCGACCAATACCGAACTGATATGTCCGGGTCTTGATCGCCGCCATAATCGTCAGGAAGAACAACGCGAGTTCACCGTTGTCGTAAGTGACCATCGTATCGTTTCCATTGGAATCAGGCGGTAGTGTCGTCGCCGTCGCGCCATTCGTATTGAGCAACCCCTCACCATTCTGGGGGTTGAAGCCATAAAGCAACCCGTTACGAGCGAGTTGGAAATGGCCCTGACGCATACCGAGGCGTTGAGCCTCCATCATCGGCATCCCCCAGCGTGCGAGGGCGGCGGTGTCGTGGTGATCAAATTCACCGCGTACTCGGAGCAAATAAGTCGGCACCGAGATTTGCGACATGACGATGGTGACTGAGGGCAACTGGTTGTAAGCGGATTGACCCGCCGCAACCTTCGTGCGAATATCGGCCCTCTTTGCATAAACCCACAGATCACCCTCGCCAAGCTTCGGCATCGGACCACCCGACGGAAGCAGGTCGAAGGCGTTGGACGCCTGTGAATACTGGAGGATAACACCAGGCTCGACAAATGACGGATGAGCCTGAATAAAGGCCGGTGCAATAACTGGCATTGAAGTTCTCCTTTACATGGCCGGTTATGCCGGCGTGTTCCTGAGTTTGGGTCCTTGTTTTAGATTTTAACGACGGCGACACTTCCCGCGCGATTCCAGGTTAACGCGCCGGTTGTCGCGTTGTAAACTGGAACCATGCTGTTCCCGATGTTGAAGGATAGGATTTCGACACCGAGGCCAGTACCCGCAATCAGCATGTTGTTGGTAAAATCCCAAGCAACAGCCGAATTGATTGGAGTCCCAACGAGGCTCGCGAGAGCAGGATCGCAGGGTAGAACGATGCGGGCTCTACTGCCGATAAGATAGTAGGCAACCATCATACCCGGCGCTGCCTGAGGCGCAGGAGACGAGGTCGAACTGATCATGGAGTGGTCTTGATTGAAGACCGACCATCCCAAGATTGTTGCGTTGGACGTCGCCCGAGTGATGATATTACCCAGCGAATCCTGGCTGTCAGGCGAGGGCGGCGGGATAGACACCATCACCGGAATACCACCCCACATGGGAAGCGTCTCGGCTGGACCCAGTGGACCCCCACGCAATTCGTTGCGAATGTGGGGGTCGTCGAGGGCAAAGCCTGCAACATACCCATTCGACTGGGCATTGAAACCACCCGCAGCGTTGGTGACAACGTTGGGGTTAAACGGAATAGTCATGGCTCATCCTTTCTTTTAGGTTATCCCGTTCAATGAACGAGATTAATGGGACCGTCGGTCAGGCAATCCCATTCGACTCACAATCTGGCGGGGACGAGCCATCTGGTGGATGAACGTCTTTTTGCCATGGTAGGTGGTGATGTTTCGACCCGCTTCATCCCGCTTGGAGGTGGCGCGGATTTCGTTGTCCTCCAAATCAGTTGGATTCAGAGAGGCTTCGATGGCATCGGCATAAACCCGACGTTCAATGCTGTCGAAGAAGGCGCCCTCGGGAATGATGGAGAGGTCAGCGTCCTTGTTGTCGGCGCTGAACTCCTTCAACCCATTGGCAAGGCGGCGGCGATAATTCATCTTGGTTTCGCCGTCAAGCGGACGTGGAGCCTTCTTGTTGAAGCCCTGATAGACAGAATCCGCTTTGGATTGGATATCTGCCATCGCATTGAAGTCCTCGTCGGACAACTGCTTTGGAATCATCGCCCTGATTTCAGGCAATGCAGCTTCCAATTCCGCAAGCTTCTTCTTGGTCGCTGCGAGTTCGACCGCAGTTGCATCGGCGCGGGCGTCGGCAGCCGCATCCTTCTTATGAAGGAGGTGAAGGTCGCCGTCGTCCTTCTTGGCGTCGGGCTTGGAGGCATCGCCCTTTGCAGCGTCGGCAGCCGCAGCAGCGTCGGCAGCAGCTTTGTCAGCCTTCTCTTTCGCATCAGCGGCGGCATCGGCATCAGCCTTCGCGGCATCCTCCTTCTTCTTTTTCTCCTCCTCCTTCTCGTTGTCCCAAGCGTCCATTCGGCTCTTGAGGGAGTCACAAGACTTGGAAACCTCTTTCAAGGCGTCCATAATCTTTTCGGAGTCGGAACGAGTATCTGCCTTCGCAGCATCGCCCTTTGCAGTCGCGTCCTCTTTCTTGTCCTTGTCCTCGGCCATATCTGTAACTCCTTTTGAGGTTGACACTCCTGTGGGAATATGCTCTTGTGTTCCCTCAGGCTCTTTTACAATTGAATCCGCTCGAACCATATCTGCTCGGATTCCTTCTGCTGGTCCGCCTTTATCCCAAACACCTGTTTTACAGATCGCTAAATGATCCACATACGTGGGCTTACCTTCAATCAATAAAGTGGATCCGTCCGAAAGCTTTAGAGTTGTGTTTTCGGTCGGGTCTCCGAACACCACAGTGGGTGACGTAGATAAGGTATGATCGGCCAAACGTTGATTTGCCTCATCATCATAAATCCGTGCTACCACATTGATTTGATCATCCTCAATCCATGAATAGCCAGTGGTACCTACCACTCGCTTGCGATGCTCCTCACTATCTAAAGTGGCTCCAGGCGGGTGCCACCAGATCACAGGTATTCCGGACATTCTCTCCATCAGACCAGGAGTCAACCAAATCTGAGGATCGCGGTAGACATATTCATCCAATGAGGGACGATGCGAGAACCCTGTCCCAGTTGCCCTCATCACATAAAAGGTTGCATTCTCAACCCTTTGGGGAGAACTTAATCCTTCGTGCGCCATCGCACGCGAAATCTCCATTTCGTCCATTTTCGGTCGCCGGAGCGCCAACTCAACACCTGGATGAAGGTTGAGCGACTGGGCTTCATCGGCTGTGAACCATCCATAAGCGGTGTGTTCGTCATCAAGCTTGCATCGGAATTGGTCATCGACCTTTTTGACGAATGTGGTAAAGTCCACACCGTTAAAGAGGTAGCGGCATAGCTCACCGTCCATTGGTCCAGGGTTGAACCCTGTTTCCTCAATAGCCTCTCGTATAGCTGTAATTTCAGCGGTTTCATTATTCTCTGTCTTACCACCAGGGATACCCCAATAGCCTCCCATATCTCCTTTATTGGAGCGAAGCATAAAGAGGAATTTATCCTTTGGAGCTATAAAAAGGATACCTGCCGCTTTTATGATATCATCCGGTGGCAATCACTCTCTCCTTAATGCCACAATGTTTTCAAACAATTCCAACGCATCTGCGGTGGATAGTTTCACCTTTGCTCGTCCAGGGGTTCCTTGGGGTCCTTTCTCAACTCCTGGGGGAAGTCCATCAGGTCCTTTGAGGGCAGGAGGGCTAGGTTTACCAGCAGTCTTACCGCCGACTTGTGCGCCTCCCTTCGTTCCCTCTCCCTGTTCCACACCCTGTTGACCCGCCAACACAGCCATTGCTTCTGGCGGTATATAGTCCTTAAGTGTTTCCCAATTAAACTTGATTCCGTTGGAAAACATCTTGGTATCTTCGGTAATCGCATCGACACCCCATTTGATAAGCTCCATGCGATTTTCGGGGTCGATGACTGGCAACAAGACCTGCATAATGGCAATAATAGCCTTTAGCTTTGTGTCCGATATCTTAATCTTCTCGGATTCTGGCTCAACGAGAAGTGAGGGCCACGTGGCAACAAAGCTATTTTTCCAATCATAGAAAGCCTTAGTATAGGTCACGTTCTTGTAGGCTTCGGGATATTTCTTGCGTTGAGCCTCAAAGAACTCAGGGGTCCATGCCCGATACATACAGACCCGATCCATAAACTCATAGAGAGGATTCATATCCTTTCGGACACCATCCACATACTTGGCAATGGCTTTAGCATCCTCTTTACCCTCAGCGAAGCCCCCAGCGAAGGGTAGGGAGTTGAGCAACTTGGAGGGCATATCTGCCGCAGAAGCAATGTTCTCCAGAATATGGTTCCGAGCCATTTCGGCTGGACCTTCCAAATTCTGGAGATTAAGGCTTTCTATGGACTCATCCACAGTTATAGATATGACGTTATCGGTAGAAGCCTCCCGAAGCAGGACACGCTTCATGCTGGCCATTACAGCCATTGCATTGTTGACAATTGGACCAATTATCTTGAGCTTGGCAACAATGACGCCTGCTTTACGGGCAATCATCGCATCCATCTTCAAGGTGTCAATATAACTCTTGAGCGGGTAGAGCGACCTCTGATAGCAAGAACGACCCACATAGCCAAAAGCTGAGGTCGTCCAAGCAATATAAATGGGCTGTTCGTTTAAGGTAATAACTGTCCGCGAGGGATGATATTGTGTCCCTGCAACCCGAACAACGTCATCAATGGGTTTCTGGAACCGCATTGAATTGGGGTCTTGTTCCATCGACAAGGACCCCGACGTATTCAGTGGATCAAATACGTTAAAGCCGATTTTCAGGTCTTTGATGGTCTTATAATCGATTGGGCGATTGGGAGGAACACCCTGAGCAAGTAATCCCAAAGTCGATATGCCATAAACGCGCGATATGGTTTTAGCCGCATGAATGATCTTGTCCGCATTCAATGCTTCCCATTCCGATATGAATTGGTCCGCAACGTCATCGGTCTGACAAGAGCGAACCTTAATCTCTCGGGGCTGGGATTGAGCCAATGTAATGGGGTTCTCAGCTACCCTAGCACCTAAAGGGTGATAAAGGTATATGAGTTTGCACATTTCATAGGACGACTCATCTCCGGGTTGAATGTCCTCGGAGTTGATAATTCGTCCTAAAAAATTGCCCGTTGTTGGGGCGTTGACAACAATATCAGCCAACTAAGTTCCCCTCTCCATCAATGGCGGGTGGCTGACCCTGGGGTTGAACATTTGGGAATATAGGTGGTACGTTACCACCTGTACGAATTATCTCCACTTGTCCCAGAAGCGGATCCTGTTCGACAGTGGGTAGATCAGGATCGATTGGGGGATCCAAATCAATCGCGATGGGATCGGGATCAGGCGTTATCTCGATTTGAGGTGGATCAACGGTAAGCTGTTGAAACGCAAGTTTGGCTTGAGTTCCAAAAGGCAATTGGTTATCGACCACGAAGCCATAGAAACTTTTGGCGTATTCAGGAGTAACGATCCTTACATTCTGGGGCATTCATTCCTCCTTACGGAACGGTATAGTTATTCGCGGATGAAGCCATTGCCGAGCCTGTAACATTCGTGGCTGTAACATTACAGGTGAGAACGCTTCCAGAAATGTCGGCGGCAGCAAGAATATACGGATTGGCTGCGCCAAGAGCCCCGGCAATATTCGTACCGTTCCTTTGCCAC